ACAGAAATAATATGTCCATTGTTGTATTCAAAATAAATACTTTGAAAAGGCATGTTAGCTTTGTCAGCTTTTCTTTCATTGTAAATATTTCGAGGTCTAACAACATGAACAAATTCCAATTCTTTAAATGGATCTTTCTGAAAAGTCGTTTGACTTTCTTTTGATAAATTTTCTATACCAAACTTTTCTACTGCAGCTAATGCTGCCATTTTAAATCTTCTATAAATTGTATCTACAAAACCTTTTTTATTTTCTTGGATGTAGATTTCTTTTATATGTCTAGCAGAGAACCTAAGTATATCTTCTTGGTCCTCTTCAATCATAATAGCTGATGTCCCAAAACAAATTAGGTCATGATAAGCTTCAAAGACTTCTTGTTGAAAGTTAGATCTAGCAAAAGCTAAATACATTTTATCAGTAGCATCTTGAAGCCATTCTTTAGCCTCATCACTATCATTAAGCTGATCTTCTTTATAACGTAAAGAAAACCACCTATTTGCTGAGCTTGTAAGCATTCCATGCAAAGATGCTGCCAATAATTCTAGAGCGTGAATAGCCGTTGCATCAAATATTTGTACGTTTCTCTTGTCGCCTCTTGCTCTCTCTTTTGTGATCTCTGCTTTTCTAGGCTGAATAAAGTCTGCGCATTCTTGCCAGTGGCTCTCCCACGTAGACCTTTTCTCCATTAACCTAGATAGGTTTGATTTTAGCTCACGAGCCAAATCTCTAAATTCTTGTTTTTGCATTATGTGTTATTAAGATAATAAAGCTTTTGTACCTAAAGTAAGCTCATCGTCTTTTTGTGTTAATTTTGTTTTAACTTTGTTAGCTCGCTTAGCTCTGATAAGTCTTTGCTCTTCAGTTAAATTATCTGTTGTATCTGCAGATGCAGTTTCAGTAATTACCTCATCAGATATTGTTTCGGTGTTTGCTGTATCACCAGATAGTAAAGCAGTTTGAGATTGAGTTTGAGTTTGATTTTGACCTCTATCATTATCATCACCTCCGCCAACATTACCGCTCAGCTTACCTTCATTGTAAGCATCATACTTACCACCAGTCTTTCTGTTGATTTCTGCTTTTCCTGCAGGAGATAAAATATACGCATCATCCATACTTGATAATGTTACACCTTCTTTTTTAAGAAAACTTTTTCTTCTACTTAAATTATTTTTATCAGCAATTTTTCCTATAATATTTCCTGCTGGTGTTTTATCTAAAATATTTTTTCTTCTTTTTGGTGCAATCTTCATTGGACCGCCCATCTCTTTATTGTAAACTATACTTGCTCCTTCACCTGAGCCTGCTCCGCTTGATGCTCCCATAACTTAATCTCCTAATAATGGTTTTTTTAATTTTGGATCTTCATCTTCTAATTCTGGTTCTGTTAGAATAGTAGATCTTCGACCTTTTCTTTTTGATTGCCTTCTTCTTAATTCCTCAGCTTCAGCTGCTTCTCTAGCTTGATCTTCTGCAGATGGTACGTTTGTTTCATCTGGCATCTCTATTTGAGGTGCAGGTGGCATCTCTATTTTTGGTTTAAATATTGAACCCATAATTATAATCCGATTGTAAATGTTTATTGTTTGTAAATTTTTCTCTTTGTAAACCAGTTGCTAAATATCTTAGCGCATCGTTTGCGTGACTGCTCCAGTCATGGTTAGGTTTAGCAGAGTAGATGTTATCTTTTTCTTTATACTTTCGATGATAATGTCTAAGAGCATTTATAAGCTTTGAGCAATTATCAACATCAATATAGCATCGCGGCAGCAACATCTTAACTGCGTGAATGCCATCTTCTATATTTATTTTAGGAGCTATCCTAAATCTTAATCCTAACTGATAAGCTACTTCTCTCTTAGTTCTACCAGTAGTAAAATCTGTTTGCTCTAGATCGTGTGGTCCTAAGTGTTCAGAATACGAGTAATCTCTCTCTTTGAGAACCTTAGCATAGTGAGGAAACGCTTGATTATTGTTTTCGTAGTAGTCAATAATATTAACAGCGTGTCCAACATTTTGATAAAAAATGATAGCAGTAGCATCATTATAACCAAGATCCCAAGCGGTATTAACAGGATAAGACGGATCGTGAGGAACTCTAGCAAGCCTTCTCTCATCTTCTAATTTAGTAATAATATCACCATAAATAGAGCCTTTAACATTACCTATAAAAGAACATTCAAACTCTTGATTAAATGTAGCTTGGCCCATTACAGACAAAGCAGCATCTAACTCTTCTTGATCTACTAAACCAGTTTCACTTGCTTTAGCAGTATATAAAAACCAGTCCTTGTCCGACTGAGCTTTTAAATACAGCTCATAAAAAATATTGTTCATACCTTTAGGTGTTGAGCATAAAGTCATCCAACCTTTTCTATCTGAAAGAGCTGGTCTTAAAACTTCATCAACTAACTCACGGCTGATCTGACTTGCCTCGTCACATACCACGCCATCAAGGTAAACGCCACGGATGCTATCTGGATTTTCTCCAGATAATAATTGTATTCTAGATCCGTTAAAAAAATCTGCTCTAAGTTCTGTTTCGTTATACTTAGTCTGCGGAATATTTTTTGTATAAAATTTTAAATAATCCCAAGCTATCTTTTTTGCCTGAGAATATGTTGGAGCTATGTAAGCAAATCTTGGTGCATGATTTTTATTTGTCATGCAACATTTAATTAAGTGATTTATAAGCATCACTGTTTTGCCAAACCTTCTATGGCAACAAAGAACACTAAATCTTTTCTTTTCTAATTCTGTATGTATGAAAGCCTGCTGCTTTCTTGGTGTATAAGGTATTGTAACATTCATTAGTGAAGCGTTGGCGGACCATTAAATTTATTAAAGTGCATGCCAAGCTTTCCAAACATAAATTCTGCAAAGTGGTGCATATCCATTTCTTGCTCAAAGCCATGGAACACCACCATAAGCTCATCATTGTTTGTAGTAAACGTGAAGCTCTCTATGCTTTTAAACTTCTCTGGAATATATTTATGTTTCTTTTTGTCTGTTTTGTTCATCGGTAATTTACATATATAGAAGGCGGCCAAGTTTTTGGTGGTCCACCTCTTGCAAAAAATTAAAAATGCTAGCCTGACCTCAGCATATTTGCAGTATCGCAATTCATTATTCCGCGCTCTAACAAGTAAAATAAAACTAATTTACTGGTGTGGTACGTATCTGGTACGTCACATCTTCAGATCTTGCTGATACACGTATCGCTCGAACTCCATGACGCGCGCGAGGCTGTCTCAAGCCGCATCTACTAACGGTCAATTGGCTCAACCACTTTCATTTGTTCTGGTTGTTGCCACTGTATCGTTATCTTCGTATCTTGAATAACTTCTTGTTTGTCTCCGTATAAACTTGGCAAAAGCTTTGATGCCATCCAACGGTAATGCTGAAGCTTCTCTCTTACAATGCCTACATCTTTAGCTGACATAGTTTCAAGCTCTTCAATCATCTTATCTAAATAATATTGGCAGCCTACTTTTCTTGCTTGTATTATTTGTTTAGCAAAGTCAGGATGTTTATTAATCCATCTGTTTACTGTAGCCAAGCTTGGCAGATCTTTATTAGTGCAGATCCTAGTTAAAGGAGTGCCAGTCATCAAGAGACTGCAGATCTTGTCTGTTATCGCTGATGTAAGTTCTAAGGCTTTTGTCGTCATTAAATTGTTTTAAATTCTGTAAAGATTTACGTTTGCCTTCTTTTGTTTTTGGACCACTTGAAAGACCAGCATGATTAGGACATCTGTACTTTTTAGATGTCTTGCAAAAGAAACCTTTGCGTTTGCAGCGTACCGTATATTTGGAAGATCTCGTAAAACTTTCGCACTGATCTTGTTTGAATTTCATAACTAACAAACTTCGCTGGAGTAAAAAAAAAGAAGTGAAAAAAAAATTTATTTTTTGGCAATACGCTTACAACAGTTAAATTATACAAGTGATTTCTAAACTGTCTATTATTATTTTTTCCTATACTTTTTTTTGAAAATACTTTTTTGAAGATATACTGATTACTTAAATATTTTGTCGTAAATGTAAAGATTATTTTTTAATTTATTTGATAACTTATCTAAGATGGTCTCATACATTCTTTTGATTGTTGTTCGATGATAGCCGAACATTTTACCAAGCTTGGTCCACTGAAACCTATTTGCACGCAGCCATAAAATCTTTCTGTCCTCTCTTGGATTATCTGATATGGATCTATCTATTTCTAGCAATAGATCTAAAGCTAAGGAATACCTTGTCATTTGTCTTGGTGTTGCACGTAGAACAAGTTTAGGTTTATCATAGAAACCAAGATCTTTTTTATCATAACAGTAATCTAAAATCTTATACATACTAGGACATCTTCTGTTATTTGGTTTTGATATAAATCTTTCTGCGTATGCAGCATCATCCAAGATCTCTACAATCATGGCTTCTAATTTTATTTTCTCTTCAATTACTCTTTCGAGACTTTTTTGCATTCTCATAACTCCAAGGATATTTCAAATCGTTTTTATTTATTTTGTTAAACTCTTCTGTTGTAAGTGAGATAAGTTTATCTTCTAAATCGTATTGATCTAATTTTTCAAAAATATATTTTTTATTTGTAGGCTTGTTTGAAATATGGTCCTTCAGATGTTTCCATCCTTTGCTTGAATTGTATCTTTGAAATCCAAGTGACTTGATAAAAGTTTTATGTCTTG